CACGAGCCTCCTTGAAAGTTATACAAAAGTCTTAACAACCAAGCTTAAACACTATGTAATCCGACTATTATTCGACCGAGAGGAGGCAGTTAGTATGACAAAAGCTAGAAGCAATTCTTCTACAAAGAGGATTAGACCGGCTCTGACTCCTGAAGCTCGGGAGAATCAGATGGTTTCTTTAGCTGTAGACCTTGCAGAGAAGCAGTTGATCGAAGGAACTGCTTCTTCTCAGGTTATAACGCATTATTTGAAGCTTGGAACGATGAAACATAAAGCTGAAATGGAGAAGTTGGAACGAGAGAACGAACTTCTCAAAGCCAAAACCGAATCTTTGCAGTCGGCTAAGAGGGTTGAAGAGCTTTATGAGGATGCTCTTAAGGCTATGAAAAGTTATAGCGGTCTAGGAATGGGCGAAGATGATTAGAACATATACCGAATTGTCTAAACTCAGTTCTTTTAAAGAGCGTTTTCTATATTTACAGCTTGATGGATCGGTTGGTGTCGGTACTTTCGGATTTGATAGATACATAAACCAACAGTTCTATCGTTCTAAAGAATGGAAGTGTATTCGAGATCAAGTAATCGTAAGAGATAACGGCTGTGATCTTGGAGTCGAAGGATACGAGATCTACGGTCGTGTCTATATTCACCATATGAATCCTCTAATGTTGAAAGACATAAAAGACAAGACAGAGTTTTTATTGAACCCTGAATATTTGATCACGACAACACATGATACGCACAATGCCATCCATTACGGCAATGAAGAATTCTTATCTAGGTTAGTTCCGGTTGAACGAACGAAGAACGACACATGCCCTTGGCGACTATAAGAGAGGAGGTTTTCTATGGAAGAGAGCATATTGGTTTCGATCAAGAAGCTACTTGGAATTGATTCCGAGTATACCCACTTTGATACTGATATCATCATGCATATCAACTCTGTGCTTTCTGTGTTGACGCAATTGGGTGTCGGCCCATCCGAAGGCTTTGTTATCGAAGATTCAAACGCTTTGTGGACCGACTTCTTGTCTTCTGCAAGAGATATAGAGATGGTAAAGTCTTATATTTACCTAAAGGTTCGTCTTCTTTTCGATCCTCCTACTAGTTCTGCTGCTATGGAATCAGCAAAACAACTTATAAGTGAACTTGAGTGGCGAATCAACGTTGCTGTTGATTCCGGACAAGTAACTTAGGAGGTGAGTAAGATATGAATAAAAGCAGTCTTTATCATTATGGTATTAAAGGTATGAAATGGGGTATTAGACGTACTCCTGCTCAGCTCGGTCATATGACAAGTAAGAAGAAAACGTCTGAAGCAAAAGACGAAGCCGATGATACCCCTAAAAAGAAACGAACGGTAAAAGATCTCTCTGATTCAGAACTTCAAAGTCGTATTCGGCGTTTGGAGCTCGAAAAACGATATAAGGATCTGTCTTCTTCTAGCAAAGAAGTAAGCAGAGGTCGAAAGTTTACAGAGCGAGTTCTGGAGCGAGCCGGAGAGAATATAGCAACTCAGTTTACCACATATGTCCTCGGGACCGCTGTAAATAAGACGTTCGCGAGTGTTTTTAATGATCCATCGATCATTAATCCTAAAAAGGGACAGAAAGACTAAGTAGGTGAAATATTATGGCGTTATCAAACACTGCCGTTCCTCGATATTACGGCGCGTTTCGTGACGCCGTAATTAGGGGCGAGATTCCCGTCAACAAAGAGGTCTCTATGGAGATGAACCGCATTGATGATCTCATTGCGAATCCTGGAGTTTATTACGACGATCAAGCCGTTGAAGGTTGGATCAGATATTGTGAGGCAGAGCTTACGTTGACTGACGGATCAGACTTGAATCTCCTTGATTCGTTCAAACTTTGGGGAGAGCAAGTCTTTGGATGGTATTACTTTGTTGAGAGAAGCGTTTATGAGCCGAATCCAGATGGCCACGGTGGTCATTATGTCAAGAAGAAGGTTAAGAAACGACTCATCAACAAGCAATACTTGATCGTCGGTCGAGGTGCTGCGAAGTCGCTGTATGATTCGTGTATCCAATCGTATTTCGAGAACATCGATACATCAACAACGCATCAAATCACGACTGCTCCGACTATGAAACAGGCCGAAGAGGTCATGTCTCCGATTCGAACTGCGATCACAAGAGCAAGAGGCCCTCTCTTCAAGTTTCTCACCGAAGGTTCTTTGCAGAATACTACCGGATCGAGAATGAATCGAATGAAACTCGCTTCTACCAAAAAAGGAATCGAAAACTTCCTTACTGGTTCTATCATTGAAATCCGACCGATGTCTATCAATAAGCTTCAGGGTCTTCGTTGTAAGATAGCTACCGTCGACGAGTGGCTCTCCGGCGACATTCGAGAAGACGTCATCGGTGCAATCGAACAGGGTGCGTCAAAACTTGACGACTACCTTATCATAGCAACTAGTTCGGAAGGTACGGTTCGTAATGGTAGTGGCGATACAATCAAAATGGAGTTGATGGACATACTCAAAGGCGAGTATCTCAATCCTCACGTTTCGATTTGGTGGTACAAACTCGATTCTATTGATGAGGTCGCAAATCCTGAGATGTGGTTGAAGGCTAATCCGAATCTTGGAAAGACTGTTACGTATGAAACCTATCAGCTTGACGTTGAACGAGCTGAGAAGGCACCGGCAGCACGAAACGATATTCTAGCGAAACGTTTTGGTTTGCCGATGGAAGGCTATACGTATTTCTTTACTTATGAGGAAACGCTTCCGCATCGTAAACGAGATTACTGGCAGATGCCGTGTTCTCTTGGTGCCGATCTTTCACAAGGTGATGACTTCTGCGCATTCACTTTTATATTCCCGTTGTCGAACGGTTGCTTTGGAATCAAGACGAGAAACTATATTTCATCTATGACTCTGATGAAACTTCCGGCTGCTATGCGCATTAAGTATGACGGTTTTATGAATGAGGGTAGTCTTATCGTTCTTGAAGGAACTGTTCTCGATATGATGGAAGTTTATGAGGATCTTGATAACCATATTACCGAATGTGGCTATGATGTTCGAAGCTTTGGCTTCGATCCGTATAACGCTAAAGAGTTCGTTGCTCGCTGGGAGGCTGAGAACGGACCTTTTGGTATTGAGAAAGTTATACAGGGCGCCAAAACGGAATCCGTTCCTCTGGGAGAGCTTAAGAAGCTTTCAGAAGAGCGGATGCTTTTGTTTGACGAGGATCTTATGACTTTCGCAATGGGAAATTGTATCGTGATGGAAGATACAAACGGAAATCGTAAGCTGCTTAAGAAGCGATATGACGCAAAGATCGACGCTGTTGCAGCTATGATGGATGCTTTCGTTGCTTTTAAGATCAATCGAGAGGCATTCGAATAAGGAGGACTCGTGGAACTCGAGGACACTGTCGAATTGATGCTGAGCGACGATTATAGGGATCGAATGAAAGCAGAATACTGGCAAACGAAGATTCGTTATGATCGACTTGATAGGATGAGATGGAAGGATCAATCTATATGAACGATAAACTTCGATATTATGGCGTTATTAAGGAGGTGCTATATGAATAGTGATGAACTTGCCCATTACGGCGTTAAAGGTATGAAATGGGGTGTTCGTAGAGATCTGGGGAGACGTTCTCGAGAAGCAGCAAGAGCTAAAGACATTGTAAAAACTGGGGATAAAGAAATTTCGAGACTTAATAAATCGATTGCGAGAAAAACGAAATCGATCGAAAAGAAGAAATCACGAATAAGCGAGATCGAAGAAGGTCAGCGACAACTTAACAAATATCGTAATCATCTTATCAAGAACATGTCTGAAAAAGACGTTCGACAGGGAGAGCGATACGTTAAGGGAATGAAGATCTTTGATATGGCCACTTATGCTATTCCCGTCGTTGGAGCTGGCGTCTCTGGCGGAACACAAGGTCGAAATATTGCAACTCGAATTGACGCCGCACGTTACGACCAACAAACTCGTAGAAATCGTCGTTAATCATTGATATTTCTATTCGATGTAAGGAGGTGACTAAATGCCCGATTCTTTTGCGTCCAGGCTGAAACATGCTTGGAATGCATTCACCAATAAAGATCCGACGATCGAATACCAATCGTCAGGAGGTAACGTATCGTATTATCGTCCGGACCGTCCTCGATTCACTCGAGGGAATGAACGATCGATTGTCACTTCCGTCTATAATCGTATTGCGATGGATGTTGCTGCTATTAGCATTAATCATGTCAGGCTCGATGAAAACGGTAGGTTTACATCTGTTATAAACTCAAGCTTGAATGATTGTTTGACTCTTAGCGCGAATCTTGATCAAACAGGACGAGCTTTTATTCAAGACGTTGTGATGTCGATGCTTGATGAAGGATGTGTTGCTATTGTTCCGGTGGATACATCAATCGATCCGAAGCGCTCTGGATCTTATGAGATTGAATCGATGCGAACCGGAAAAATTATTGAGTGGCGTCCCAATCATGTAAAGGTGAGAGTTTACAACGATAAAACCGGATTTAAGGAAGATATTCTTCTTCCAAAAAGCTCGGTCGCTATCATTGAAAATCCTCTTTTTGCTGTGATGAACGAACCGAACTCTACTATGCAGCGATTGATTCGAAAGTTGAATCTTTTAGACGTTGTAGATGAGCAGACTAGTTCTGGAAAGCTTGATCTTATCATTCAGCTTCCTTATGTCATTAAAACTGAAGCTCGTCGCCAACAGGCTGAAGATCGTCGAAAGATGATTGAGAATCAGCTCTCTGGATCTAAGTATGGCATCGCTTATACCGATGGTACTGAGCGAATCACACAGCTTAATCGATCCGTTGAGAACAATCTTCTTAAGCAAGTTGAGTATCTAACCAATATGCTTTATAGCCAACTCGGTATTAGCCAGGAAGTTATGGATGGAACTGCCGATGAGAAGACGATGCTCAATTATAACAATCGAACGGTCGAGCCTATTATCTCTGCGATTATCGATGAGATGAAGCGAAAGTTCTTGACGAAGACTGCTCGTTCTCAAAAGCAATCGATCATGTTCTTCCGCGATCCGTTCAAGCTGGTTCCTGTTGAGAACGTTGCTGAGATTGCTGATAAGTTCACTCGTAACGAGATCATGACATCGAACGAATTCCGTCAAGTTATCGGTATGAAACCGTCTGATGATCCGAAGGCTGATGAGCTACGTAATGCGAACATCAGCGCTCCGAATGAAGATCCCATTCCTATAGAGGATGAGAACGCTCCTATTGACGATCTATCCATCGAAGAGCAACAAAGTTAGGAGGTAGAAATTCAAAATGGAGAAGTATGACTTCAGCGGTTGGGCAACTCGGAATGATCTTCTTTGTTCCGATGGCCGAACCATTCGAAAAGATGCTTTCAAAGACAACGATGGACAGACTGTTCCGTTGGTCTGGAACCATCAACACAACGATCCTCTTAATGTTCTCGGACATGCGCTTCTCGAGAATAAAGAAGAAGGCGTTTATGCGTATTGTACTTTTAACGAAACTGAGTCCGGAAAGAGTGCTAAACTCCTAGTTAGCCATGGTGATGTTTCTGCTCTGTCTATTTATGCCAATCAGCTTCGACAGCAAGGTGGAAACGTTCTTCACGGCGCAATTCGTGAAGTGAGTTTGGTTCTTGCCGGGGCTAATCCTGGCGCGTTCATCGACTCTATCATTAAACATGGCGAAGAGTCTGACGAAGAGGCCATTATCTATACGGGCGAAGACATACAGCTAGCCCATAGTAACAAAGAGGTCGAACTGGAGGACAAGACCATGGAGAATGAAGAATTCTATCACGCAGAAGAGTCTTCGGAGAAGAAACAAGATACTAAGACCAACGAGTCTAAAGATTCTAACAAATCCAACGATGAGGAGACCGTTCAAGACGTTGTTAATTCTATGAGCGAGAAACAGCGTAATGTTATGTACGCCATCGTTGCACAGGTTGCTAACGACAATTCCGAAGATGACTCCGAAGACAATTCCGACAATGAAAATTCCGAAGGAGGAAATGATAAAATGAAACATAACGTGTTTGATATGGACGAAGAGAACATGGACGGCGTTCTGACCCACTCCGATCAGACTGAGATTCTTAAGATGGCTAAGTCCACGAGCGTTGGTTCTCTCCGCGACGCTATTGAGATGTATTCCGAGGGTAACGATCGCCTGGCTCATGGTATCGATGATATCGAGACCCTGTTCCCTGAGTACAAGGACATCCGTCCGGGCGCTCCGGAGATGATCACTCGCGACCTGACCTGGGTCGATGGTGTTATGAGCGGCGTCAACAAGGTTCCGTTCACCCGCATTCGTACCCGTCAGGCTGACGTTCGTGGCGAGGATCTGCGTGCATTTGGTTACCAGAAGGGTAAGTTCAAGCAGCAGCCGGGCAACATCAAGCTGCTGAAGCGTACGACCGATCCGCAGACCGTGTATCGTAAGGATGCTCTGCATCGTGACGATATCATCGACATCACCGACTTCGATGTTGTCGAGTATCAGTATCAGGTTATGCGTCAGAACCTCAACGAGGAACTGGCTCTGGCTATCATGATCGGTGACGGTCGTGAAGAGGGCGATGAGATGAAGATCGGTGAGGACCACATCCGTCCGATCTGGACCGATGATGATCTGTATACCATTCACTATGACGTCGACATCGAGGGTATGCGCCAGCAGCTTCAGGGTTCTGAGACCAGCCAGCACTTCGGTGAGAATTATATTTACGCCGAGTCCATTATCCAGGCTGCTCTCTATTCCCGTGAGAAGTACAAGGGTTCTGGTTCCCT